CATCCCCTATAAGGTTTTCAACATAAGTAGTGATTGCTTCTTCTCTTGTCATAGTAAAACTTCCCTTCTTTAACTAGGTGGCTTGTCTCATCAGTAGGCAGGTAGCCAGCCTTACCTAGACAAAGGGAGCTAGTCCCCTTGTTTCGACACTCAACGCATTTTTACATATTTTGCAATGATTATTTCATGGATGTTACCCCATACTAAACGATATTCATCCTCGTTTTCGTCCTCGTCGATACCTTGCATCCAGAGCAATGTTGTTAATTCATGTTTGCTAAAGAAATATATATCGTTCCATCTGTCGGACAGTTTTTGTTCTCCTCGTTCCACAAAAAACTCGCGTGTTAGAAGAGCATGGGCGCACAAATCAATGGTAGATATTATTTTTTCTTGCAGTTTTTCACCTTTTATTATGTAATTATTTGCCCTTGTTAACATGTTGGTTTCCTCCCTTTCGCTAGATGGCTTGTCTCATCAGTAGGCAGGTAGCCAGCCTTACCTAGACAAAGGGAGCTAGTCCCCTTGTTTCGACACTAGTGGAAGATACGAATGTATCTGTCACCATCCCCACGGATGAGGATATATTCCCCTTTATCCTCGATAACATCACCTTTGTGGAGATAGTAAGTTGATGCTGAATATTCCATCCGTTCTAATGGTTCAAAGTGAATTACCGTAAAGCACATTCGTCCACTCTTGAAAATCCCCACTTCTTTAAACAGTTGAGTTTTAGACATACAGGCAACTCTCTTACCATTTAAAGCCTTATACAGTTCTGTTCTTTTCATGTTGTTTTCCTCCCTTTCGTTGACTACATCTTACCATGTGTTGGTAAGTTTGTCAAGTACCTTTTTGAATTTTCTTTAAGGTACTTCCCTTTCGTTGATTATATGATACCCTATGGCACTCCATTTGTCAATAGGTATTTTCAAACTTTTTTCAAGTGTTCCCCTATAATAGTATATATATATAGTAAACTGTAGTTATGCATTGGAGTAATGAATGGTATTCCCATAGGTTATTATGCATTGGAGTTATGAATGGTATTCCATGGTGTAACATACAGATATATAATTCAGTGCATTATGCACTTTACGAATACTCAATATACCAAAAAGTTACCAATAAGAACACTACGTATACCAAACAGTATCTTATACGAATAAAAAAGCACAGATGTTCTATAAGTAGGGAATACCAATAGTACATCTGAGGAATATTATTGAATACAAACAGTTCGTATTGAAAACAAAGGTAGATCTAATACCGAACGAATGTTCTAAAAAATATATGGAATACAAACAGTTAGGAATACAAACTGTACAAATAAGGTCAACTTTGAAAAAATATAGGTAAGACAAATAGTTCACAGTAGGAATACTTAGGAATACAAACAGTTAGTAGTTAAAGAAGTTAGTAGTAGGAAGCCTTAGCATACCGAACAGTTCGCAGTGGAAATATTGAGTAATGTGAATAATTCGGGATACGAAAGAATACAGGGGTATACGGGGGAACTGCTGTGTGCTGTCCATTAATGTATGTCCTCAGAAATTTTTTAGGGTTTTCCTTTAAGGGTTTCCTTAGGGCTATCCACGAAGAATAACCCTAAGAACCACATGGGAAAAGATAAGTATAAAAGGAGGATGAGACAAAAGTAGAAAAGGAAGTGTTTTTACTTTGTAACACTAAAGGACTCCTAACTGTAATACTGAAGAATTCCTTCAGAACACTAAAGGACTCCTAACTGTAATACTGAAGGATTCCTTACTGTTTTATATAAGGAGTAGTTGTTAGAGTTTTTCCTTAGTTAGTTCCCTTAGGGTTCCAGTTGTGTCCCCTTTGAGTTCCTAAGGTTCGGTGTTCTTTAGGATACTAAAGGACTCCCAACTGTAATACTAAGGAATACTAAGGAATACTAGAGGAACAGAGGAAATACTTAGATATACTTTAGTTTTCCTCTGCCTTCCTTCTGTATGTGTGACAATTAAAGACTTTGTATATATGTGTGACAATTACCATTTCTTCTTCATGATGTTCCTATTACTACTATCTTCTACATCACCATACATCATAGAAAATAGTCCCCGATCATCATCCAGAGCTGTCTCCAGAAACTCTTCTAACTGCTCATCCAGTCCAGTCTGACAATCTCTATCCATAACATCTAACCAGTAAGACACAGCCATAGTCAGGGCATCTAAACGGTCATCGTGTGCCAAGGAACCCCTATCTCTACTCAGACGGGTCATCTGGTAAATCAGCGAATATTTCTGACCTTTCTCCTCATACACGCTGTAGTCATCTCGAATCACTGTCTCAGCCATGATAATCTTGTGTCTCATCATAACAGGTTCTAAGGTGTCTATAATACGGGCTTCCTTCTGCACTGTGTTCTTCACTTCCTGAATAGCACAGGGATAAATACTCGTTAGGATAGGCTTGAACAGCTGGGTGAACATACCGTCCCCAAAGTTTGCTTCTACGACAATCTCATTAACTCCATGGATTTTAGCCTTGTTAGCCAGCTGTGTCAACACGGAATCTGAGTAACCGTCCTGAAAACCACCCACTTCTACTACAAAAAGATACCCATTCAGGTACTTCACTATAGCGTAGGCCGTCTCGTCAGTACCTCTACCAGAAGGGTCAACAGCCATAACACACCCTGTATACTTAGCTGTCTCTTTACTTCTACTATGCTCACGGTAGAAAAAGTCACCCTTAATGGCGACACAGGGAAGGTCGTTCAGGCGATACTCATAACCACTTGACCAAGACCACTTCAAAGACGTTTCATCCATATCCACATTAGACACAATCAAGTCCTGTGTCTTCAGAGGGTATTTTTCGTAGTCAGACAAGTTAGTATTTAGTTTGAACTGTAAGGAAAACCCAGCCTTACCGTAGGACAGCCTACGTTCCTCAATTTCCTCTTCAGGGAATCTTCTAGGGTCTGTAGGTTTACCTGCGTACAGCGTGGGATTTTTGTCATAGGGGTTAGCAATAAAGGGAGCTAATTTGTCTCCGTAATACTCACGTTCTTCAGGTGTCTCAGGGTATACTAATGGAAAAATATAGCAGGAATACCCACGGTTCTGAAGCTCATTATACAGCGACATTTCGTTCTGTGGAGTACCGAGGTATATAACCTTGCTTCTATCCCCTGGTTTGATAATAGCGTCAAATTCCTTTACATCCTCAAACAGCTTGTCTCTTCGTGTCTGTGTACTAGAATTGTTAGGAATCTCGACGTCATCGGCGATCAATATGTCTGCACGGCTCCCTGTTATCTGACCAGTGATACCTACAGACTTTACGGACGGGGAAATATCCGCTACGGCTTCCCCAACATCAAAAAGGTTCTGTGTGTTACGCTGTCCGTCACGAGGTTTTAGGTGAGACAAAAAGTCTAGTAAGTAGATTATCTTTCGGATAAACACGGCGTTTGCATCTGCTCTATCTTTACTTGCAGATATGATTAGACATTTCAGTTGAGGGTCATTCCAAAGTGACCACACAACATAAGCACAAGTGATGAAGGACTTTGCAACACCACGGAACCCTTCAATGATATATCGTTTCTCATGGCATTTCATGAGGAGTGTCGCAATAGCATACTGTATGTCTGTCGGTTCAGGAAGGGCTATCTCATGCCAGAGGATAAATAAGAACTTCCTGAAGTCTTTCTTAGCCGCTTCAATTTGCTCTGGAGTCCACTGAACCTGCACCCTTCACAGCACCTCCTTCATCTTCATCATCATCCAAGAAGTCAGGAAGTTCTTTCGTAACCATGGACACCAAAGGCGTCGTCGTTTCAGGTGTTGTCTTTAACTCATTGTCTTTCAAGAACTGTCTGACTTTTGCCAAGAACTGAGGGCTGTGTCTCAAGTCTTCATCCTGAATACCCTCAATCAAGGCGTTTACCTCTTCTTCTGCCAGAATATCCAGCAGTTTCGGATTGATTTTACTCATACTACCATCATCCTTTCTCGAAGCTAGTTACCTTTATATTTTCATTATTTTTCCCTCTGAATACGATTATAGCACTGGGGAAAGGCGCACTATTCTTACTGTCACCAAACTTTAATCTGCCTTTTACAAAGCGAATCTCAGAGGCTTTCATTGCGTAATCATGCCACCACTTTGTGTCTGTTCTAGCAGGTACGAGACACACTACTGTTGTCTTTGATTCAAAGGCTTTACGCATCCACGCACCAATCTTTCTACCATAGGGAGGATTCATCCAACAGACACCTTCCCACTTCTGCTTCAAGCCATCCTGTTCTGGAGTAAAGAAAGTAATACATTTAGCATTGGAAGGTAAGGCACACACATCTATGTCAAAATTAAACTCAGCATCCAGCTTATCAAACAGATCTTTCGGTGTTTCCCACACTTCACTTTCACTACTATATAAAACACTATTAATAGCCATTATGAGCCTCCTTATGAAAAATAAAAACTCCCCATAGGTAAATACACCTACAGGGAGTTACAAATCAATAAAACGCATCCCAATCGGTCTAGGGAATAATTTTAACGTTATCCTTGTTCCTACTAATGTATGACTTAGGATTGCACCCAAAGCGATAAGGGAACAGAGGGCAATCAACAATAGCACATTTACGCACTTCTGCTTCCTGTTCTCCTGCACAATCCATACACTTCGCGCGAATTGCTTTTGCCATCGAGGGCTTATCAGGATTCTTAATCCGCACCTTCATTATCGTGTACACCCCCAAATCAGCAAGCTACCTGCGACAACCCAAGCTAAATCACGTTGTCTTTCCATTCGCTTCGTCGTCTTATTCAGTGAGTCCGTTTGCTTCTGCAATTCTGTCAAGTTCTGCTTGTAATCTGTCAAGTACACTTGCGCTTTCGTCAGCTCTTTCTGAGATTCTGTTAGCTGTGTCTTGAGCTTCTGTGAGTCCTGTTTCTGCGCTGTTGACTGCGTCTGTAGCTCTGTCACCATCTGTCGTAAGCTGTTGAATTGTTCGATTGACATTTCGACTTTCTGTGCGTGAGCTGTAGAAGTAGACACCGAGGGAAAGACACAAAAGCACACCAATAACGAAAGACACAAGAACCACTTTTGCAGGATATTTTTTGTCTTCATTCATTTACAACTCCTCATACCATTCGTTCATATCCACATTTGTGTCACCGATATACTTACTATCACTCCACTGCCATCCTGCTACACGTTTATCAGGGTAAGTCTGAGCAAAGCCATTGTAACCACGGTAATCTGCAATCCAATATGGTACGTAATCAGCCAGCAAGCGAGGCCGAATAGAGTTTGTCATGTAATCTGTACATTTCAATGTGGAAGTGTAAATACCTGCACTGTATCCTGCTTCATTACAAGTGACAATAAAGGCTGAACAAAGTGCTGTGGTGTCTACCCCTTCTGCAAAACATTCATCCGCTTCACAATCAAACCAAATGCCCATAGGAGGTACAGCATCACCGAGTAAATCAAAGACTAAATCCAAGACTGTCTGCGCTTCTTCCTTTGCTCTTTCTGGTGTCTGAGCGTGGGAGAAGCAGTATACACCCCAAGGGATACCACGTGCATCACATTC